TAAGTCCTGTCACATTAACAACACCGTCTGCAAAACGTGCAGTAAAATTTACTTCATTACCGTAGATAGTGATAGTTGCACCAGGTAACAATATTGCGGTTCTAACAACACTATCACCTTCGGCAAAAGATAAGATAATGCACTTTACTTTAGTTTTATCATCAATAGATAAACTGCCAGAATACTCAACGGTATCATCCTCAGTAAAGTGAGCCGACAAATCAAAACTATAAACTTTAGTTTCAGGTTTGACTTCATTTTTTTGAACTTCCTCAATGAGTTTATCCACGGCATAACCAAGTTTACAAAGTACCTCATAGTAACTCAACGAGTCGTCATAAACAGACGGCAAAACAGGATTACATATAAATTTCTTAAAGAACATTATTGAACCTCCTTACTAATTTCGATAGTTAAAATATTAAATTTCCAGTTAGTTTTTTGACCAACGCCTGTAGTTATTTCACTAATAATATCTTCAAGTGACATCATAGCGTTACCAGGGCTATCAATAACCGAACTTAAAACATTTTTAGGCTTACTTTGTGAAGTTTTTACAGTATCTTCGATACAAGCATAATAATTGAAATCAACCATATCGCCAGTAGAAATACGATCATTAAGGTCATCAAAACTAACAACGTCAATAATTTCAAATACAGTTGCGTTTCCGTTATAAAAATCTCTCATGTTTTTAAAGAAATTTATGCTTGTTAAATAGGTTGATAATTGAATAGTGCTATCAAGCCCAGCAATAGAAATAACAACGTCATTACCATCAACCTTGTACAAAATTTTATAATTCATATTTTACCTCCTTTTATTCCCAAAGACCGATAAACAAAGTAGATAATTCTTCAAGAACCATTTGGTCAACATTCACAAGAGCGTGTTTAAATTCCTCAAACAAAACACTATAACTCTTATCACCAATTTTTCCTTTAATAGTATCTACATAAACCTCGGTAGTTTTTACGTTTCCAATTCTGTTTTTGTTTGCAACGCCAATCTTTGTACTATTATCAGTAATATTACCATTTATATTTTTGTTACCTGTAAAGTTCTCTGTCTTGTTATCACCTAAATTTTCATTTTTGATATAATTATGCTTCTTAACTTCTTCACCGTTTTTGCTACCAGTAACAACATTTCTATCTGTATTATTTTCGCTCTCAGTTTTTACATCATTCTCATTCCAGTTCTTTACAGCATTTTGCTTCTTGCTTTCGTCATTATTTACATTGCCAATAACAGTGCTTGTATCGTGAAGTGAGGAAGTATTAGAACCGACGCTTTTGTTTTTACCGTTCCTATTAATTTCTTCAGAACTAAGACCAACAGAATGTCCATTAGAAGACGTATTATTTTTGCTTGTATTTTCATCAATATTTTTAGTGAGATTTGTGATGAAGTTATTACTAATACCATTATCACTGCCACCGCCAGTATTTTCAGTTAATTCACCAAAATCTAACGCACCCGACGGGGTGTCACTATATAATTGTCTCTTAATAGAATTGTTCTCAGAAGAACTTTCACCCACACTTTGATTAACAGAACTCGTATTACCATTACTCTTAGAAGATTCCTCATTTTCACTGTTAGCAATATTTTGTTGACTTCCAGTAGAATCATGTGTTGAGGTATTATTCTCGCTACCAGTTATAACAGTTTTAGAATCAATGAATTCGCCCTCATTACCGTTTTTGTTGTAACTAACATTACCAGTTTTATTCTTAGTAATATCTTCTGTCTTATTTTCAGTATCATTAACAGTAGTTTTAGAATCGAATATCTCACCACTATTAGAACTCAGATTTCTATTAACAGTGTTGCTATTAGTAGAACTAACGGTTTGATTTTCGTTTTTAACATTTGTAATGCTATCATTGTTATTAGCGTTTTCCTCATTTCGAGTGTCAACATTTTCACTACCACTCTTATAAGAAGAATAATTGACATTGTCAAAAATATTCAACTTACCAAACCTACCAGCGTTTTCATACAAGATATTATAGTAAGGCATGATGTTATTCAACTTATTTCTAAGTGCCAACTGCCACCTACCAAAAGTCTCATACCCGATTTCTCTTGTATAAAAATTAGTAAGAATTTTTCTTTCAAGAACTTCCCTATAACTTTCATCCCAAATTGGAAAGTCAAAATTGAAAACCTTAGGTATAGCAAGGTCGATAACTTCGTCAAACTTATTAAGCCTAACGCTTTCATTAAACCCAGCAAGGTTTTCGCAAATAAATCTTAATTCTGTGGTATATTTACTCATTGATAATTTCACCCCTTAAACGCTCAGAAATTTCTTCGATAGAATCGTCATATTCGCAGTCCATTTCAAGTCTGAACATTTTATTTATTTTTTCGCACCCTTGTTTTCTTGCTTTTATAAAACTGTTACGATAAGCCATAACTGCACCAAGATTAGCGTTTATCTCTCTTTCGTTCATTCTTTCACGCTTTTCGTTGGCAACATTATTGATACCTCTGAATGTCAATGCTTCGTTCCAAATATTGCACCTTAAGTCATACAACTGCCCAGCAACATAAGGGGCTCCAGTTGTAAAAACTTTTATTCCGTTAGGATTTAAATTTTTGTCGCCATAGATGACAGGTTCATTCCCTTCATATTTCATATAGGCATTTTTCATAGTAAGCCTTTGGTCTTCATCACATTGAATAAGAATAGGTGTTTTTTGTGCATTAACATTAACGTCAATAGACCTGTCAATGTTATACAGCCTCTTTGCATACATTTCGGTATCAAGCATTGAACTTGTGCGTAAGAAGTTGTTATAAATTATTACAGAATTTTTTTCGTTTAATGGCATATTGTAGCCATTTTCACTAAATGCCCTGCGTTCTTTTGGTATTCTGTAAACATTAAAACCACCGTTTACAATACATCTTAAAGCAAGGAATCCAAGGTCTTCGTCTTTAAAGAAAACCGCTTGACCCTGACTAAATAAAACAAGTTCAAGGTATCTTGTATCCACAGTGTCAGGGACATTTATCCATTTGAATTGAGATACGGCAATCTCAACAAGTCTTCTGTAATACTGCATAAAGGTTGCATTATTCATAGAAGCACTTTCCCAAAATTGTCTATTTTTTACTTTTCCCATTATTCATTTACCTTTCATGTTTGTGGTTGAGCAGAATTGTCAGCACTATAATTTCCGATTGTTGCATCCTTTTCCCAAAATGTAATACCCTTGTCTAAAATAGTGGCTATCATACTGGCATCCAATGCTGGCAAACCAAGAGGATTTCGATTAACTACATTAGCACCCGATGTTTTTAAATAATTCCAGCAAGGTCTTCTTGAAACTTCGCCATCCAAAAACACGTTTGGTTTTTTAACAGTATTTACCTTGTATCCATACATAGATAAATAATTGTCGATTACCTTTAAATATTCAAGTTCAGGGCAACATACTGTTATTGTAAAGCCAAGTCCCTTATTTCCAAGAGAATACAGTATAGGGTCAGCATTTGAGTTAGCAGATGCTTGCGGAGGTATTGCCGACAAATCTCTTTGTTTAGCAATATTTTGTTTATGACGGTTTTCAATATCCAATAAATCAAGGTCTCGTTGTTTAATGACAGATGAAATAGACAAACCAACACCAAGGGCATTAGTCAAGGTTCTATCACTACCCAAACTTATTGCACCCCTTAGAATTGTACCGCTAAGATTATATGCAAATTTTGCGTTTGCCGCAGTATTTGAGTTCAATATAGATTGTGATACTTGATTTTGATTTGCTATTAACCAAGAACCTAAGGCTTCACTACTCCACGGGATTGTAGGGTATTTATCAAGTAAAACGCTGAACATTCTATTGTATGGGTCGTCAAAATAATCCCCCTTGTAATATTTTGGGGCAACGCTGGATTGTACTCTCGTATTTATAACCTCAGTAAAACCGACAATAACAGGAATAGAATCAACTTCTGTTTCAAAGTTACCGTCAATTATATTTTGTTCGGTTTTATTTCGGTCAAATAATTCAGGATTTAGTTCGACATTGCTACCTAAATTATTGCCAACAACGATTTTAAAATACGGTGAAGTATATAATTTATTATTTTTTATTTGATATCCGTCAAAAGGTGTTTTTGGTATTGAAATTAAATAGTCTTGGTGGTGTTCGTTTAAATCGTCACCATAATTCTTAGAAATAGTTACACAAAGAATAGCGTCAAGTTTTGATGCCGCCTTATATATTGTCAACTTATTTTCTAAATCGCTTAAACTTGCGCATTTTATATAATCATACGGCGCAGGTATTCCGTCATAAACAGACCAACATTTTTCAAATACAGGCGCGGTATCGGAAGTAAATTTTTCTGTTGCTACAATCCAATAATCATATTCAAATAGATGCTGGTCTGGACCCTGTAATTCATCGGCAATATTTATTCTTGTTTGCCAGCAATTTATATATTCACCGATTTCCAAATCTTCGTCAATTAAATGCTCAAACAGTTCGTCGGTTAATGTGTGTTCACGCTCTACAAAACATTCCTCGACATTAAAATGCCTCCACCAACTTTGAATAACGTCGATTGTGTAAGTAACCTCGCACATATTGTTATTCACATAGTCAATGCTATCTATAAAAGCATAAAACCATTTATTGTTTAATACTCGAGCATTTCTAAACATCATATAATTACAGTTGTATAACGCAGATGCTTCACATTGTACACGAATACTGTTTTTAGTATAATTAACATATTTTTGGTTGGTAAGTCTATGAATTGCATCGTTAGGAGATAAATTAGTAAAATAATCTGTTTGCTGAGAAATACTTTCAAATCTAACAGTATGATTGTACCCTTTATCACCACGGTATCCAACAATAAGTCTAACTTCACCACTTGGCTGTATAAAACTCATATAAATCTCCTTTCAAAAAGGGTAGACAGAATAATCCATCTACCCTTTAAACTTAAATTACTGCACCTTATTGAATGCAATGGTAGAACCAACCTCAGCGTCAGGAGACACAGTGGTTGCACCACGATAGGTAACACCATTAACAACAATATCGAGAGTAACCGCACCAGCGGTCGCAGGGTACATAATAGCACCATATTTGTGAACACCGACACCATTTTCGGTTGCACTCTGAGTCTGCACAAAGTTGTAAGCAGAAGGAGCCAAAGACGTCTCATTCTCACCAACACCGAGAGTAAGAATAGTAGCAACCTCACTGATAGATTTATCAGTCACTTCAACGGTAAGACTTGCAGGCATTGCAATGTCAGCACCTTCTGCAACAAATACAACTGCATTGGAGAAGGGAGAGAAGGAAACAGTTTTCCAAACATTGTAAAAATAGTTCCAGTACAAACCGCTTCCTACATACTGCTCGCTGAACTGTGCAAGGTTATCATAAATCTGAAACCACTCTTCGTCAAGAAGAACCGCCTTAACATCAGCCATCAAAGCAAGTTCCTCGGCGGTGACCTCTTCAATCATGGTAGAACCTTCACGGATAACGTCAAAACGCTCGTTATCAAAAGTAGTAAAGTCATCAATGAGGTACAATCTGCCCATAAATTCAGCCTTACCCATATTGAATGCACTTGCAAGAACGTCAACGTCATACTGTGCATTGAAGTAACTGTCCATGAAAATTACTTGATCAGCCTTCTTGGTGTTAGTATGAACACCAACATTGTTGTACTTGGTCTTCAGGAACTCCATGTCATTAGAAGTACCACGGAACTGTACTGCGGCGTTCTTAATATTGGTTGCATCAAATGCAATGGGATACATCTTACCATGGGAAACAGCCTTGATGATAAGATATTTGAACAAGAGGTACTCGTCATACTCACTTGCGGTAGTAACACTGTCAACGATTTTAGCAATCAAATCCTCAACGCCATTGAAGGAAGTGAATGCCTGTCTCAGGTCTTCATTCTGAATAGTAACAGGGTACTGTACTCTCCAGTTCATGGTGTGGAAAGCGGTACGAACATCCGGGATAGTTCTCTTAAACTCTCTTGCCTGAGCCTTTTCAGGGGAGAACTCTCTCGCCTTTGCAATGTTTACGAAAACCTCTTCAACAGTTTCACCGAACTCAAGATAACCCTTCTTCAATCCAGCGTAAGCATTGTTGAAAGTTGCGGATTTTACACGAACAAGTGCAATTCTGTTTACCAATGCGTTGATAAACAAATTAGCCATAGCGGGATAGCCCCAAAGCACTTCGCCAACCTTAGGAAGGTCTGCTTCCTTTTCAACCTCAGGTACGAGACCCTGATATTCTGCACTTGCATTCGCACGAATAGTATTAAGAATATCAATCGTGCTTGCATTCAATTTTGTGATAGCAACTCTTTTTGCCATTTATTTTTCCTCCTTAAAAAGTTCATCATAAGTATAAGTTTTGGGCGTCTCATTATCTTCCTCTTGTTCCTCTTCTGCATCAGTAGCAGAATAAAACCTTGCACGATATTTTTCACGCCATGCCTTATCATTGTTTTCGTATTTAGTTTTCCAGTCAGTTACATCTTTAGTTTTATTTTCGTAATCGTCAAAAGTGTCATTTACATCTTCAATCAGAGACAATGTTTCATCACTTGTATCGTCACCAAAACGCTCTTTGATGGCTTCAAGGATTCTTTGTTTTGTTACAACTGCCATTATAATTTTTCCTTTCGTATGTGTTCAAGAATTTGTGACATTACAACCGTGTTATTGTTCAGTGCTTCACTCAGTTCTTTACACTCTTTTTCGTGTTTTTCCATGAGTTGTTGCACGTTTTCCTCGTATGCTTTTGTAAGCGCTTTTACCTCACTCTTATGCGTTTCACCGCTTTTAAAAATGTACCACAAAAGAATAAGACAAACCGCACAAGGAAATCCAACCGTTGCAATCATTTGCATCACTACTTGGTAGTCCACATATTACACCCCCTTTCATTATATATTATAACATATATTTTACAAAATGTCAATAGTGTTCATAAAAAATTAACAATTATTTTTTAATTATATATTGACTTTTCAACATAAATATGATATAATATCAATGGAGGAAGTTGTAACATGAGTAATTATTATGATGGAACAAAATTATTGTCACTAAAAGACTTGAACGGTAACACGCCTGAAATATTTATTTGCACTTCAAATAGAACCGCAGGAAAGACCACATATTTTGCAAGAAAACTTGTGAACGGTTTTAATAAAAGAAGCGCAAAATTTGCATTGCTTTATAGGTACAAATATGAACTGGAAGATTGTGCAGAAAAATTCTATAAAGATATAAAGGAATTATTCTTTCAAGGCTCTGAAATGAAAAGCGTTAGTAGGGTGAAAGGCGTTTACCATGACCTTTTTATAAATGACCAACATTGCGGTTACGCTATTGCACTAAACTGCGCAGAACAAATTAAGAAAATGTCTCACCTTTTCAATGACGTTGAGTGTATGTTCATGGATGAGTTTCAGAGTGAAACAAATAACTATTGTCCGAGAGAAGTATATAAGTTTATTTCTGTTCACACTTCTATCGCAAGAGGCAATGGAAAACACGTCAGATATGTTCCTGTATATATGTGTGGAAACCCGATAAGTATTCTAAATCCATATTATGTGGAGATGGGTATAAGTGAGAGATTGACAGATAGCGTTAAATTCCTGAGAGGTGACGGATATGTTCTCGAACAGGGATACAATTTGAACGCTGCACAAGCGCAACTTGACAGCGGTTTCAACAAGGCGTTCTTTAGAAATCAGTATGTAGCATATTCTTCTCAATGTGTTTACTTAAATGATAACAAGGCTTTTATTGATAAGCCTGAAGGATTTCCAAAATATTTGGCTACTATCAAATACAAGGGAAGAGAGTATGCTATAAAAGAATACGCTGAACAGGGTATAGTGTACTGTGATGATAAGGCTGACAGTACATTCCATACAAGAATTTCGGTAACAACGGATGACCATGAAATCAATTACGTTATGCTACGCAAGCACGATTTCTTTATCAGCGCTATGCGGTATTATTTCGACCACGGTTGTTTCCGTTTTAAAGATTTACGGTGCAAGGAAGCCGTATTAAAAGCCTTGTCATATTAAATTGGTATCTACAAATATTCTCGGTACATGGGTGGCGTGGATTGCACGGGTGGAATATACCGCCATTGCTACGTTTCATATTCGCAGTATGCTTGCACCGTGTATTTGTTAAAGATATATTAAAAAGCCCCTACCACCGTAATGGTGATAGGGGTGATTTTATTTTTCAGTTTATTTACCTCATTTCATAGGTTGTCTCTACGAGTATTATTCCACCACGTATTCTTTTAGGTAACAATTTTCCGTTTATCTTTAGCCCAGTTTTAAAATCTGTTATTTCTCTTTTTGTTGTTATGAATTGCCTATCTTCTTCGCATAATTTTTCCCATAATTTCTCCTGTTCTTCATCCATGTTGTTTTTGTCGAATCCTATAAGACTTTGATTCAAAAGATTTTTACAAGTGTCAGGCATACCAGCACACTTAATATTGTAATAAGGTTTAACATCTTCCATATCACCGCTTTTGTTAGATTCTTTTACAACGTGTTCTATATAGGTTTTTTGCCTAACGAATATTGCTTCGTCCCACTCTGCTTCCAGTTTCCAGCAACAGAATTTTGTGGGGTGTGTTACAATTCCTTTTACTTTATCAGGTGTTACATCACAATGAATTGAATCGGTATCAGCGTAGCAAAAACTGTCATAGTTTTTCTGTGCGGCTCTTATAGTAAAATTTCTCGCATAACTTGTTATTGCTGACCCTATTGGTATATAACCTTCTTCCTTTTCATAAGCACTCACATCGACAAAACCGATAGAATTGTCTTCGCGTATTCTAGCGTACTTAAATGATGATTTCGTACTGCTTGCAAGTTTACCGTAAAGGTTGTTTAAGAACAACTTTGCCAATTCTCTTAATGCACCTTCACTGACCATTTTTATACGCTTATATTTTTCTATATAATTGTCAAACAATCCTATTGCAGAATCAAAATAACAACCGTCAAGTATTTCAAAGTCTGTTAAATCATAGTGTTCACGAATGAGAATGAAATCAATCATTGTTAATGTTAATGTAGGTCGTACCTGAACCGTGTTTCCGTCAAGGTCTTTGTATGCCTTTATATATTTGTTGTTCCTTTTGTCATACATATCACTTGTTTCAAGCCATTCAGTTCCACGATAATTAAGTGAACCTTTTATTTGAATACACGGCAATTTATTTTTCTTTAAATAGAAACGTGTTTTTATCCTTATAAAGTAATATTTATCATTTGAAAGTGCTTCAATAGGTATGTAATTACCATTCCAAAATGTTGGCTTACCGATGGGGTATCTATTGCCACTTTCACTTGACATCATACTCGGATATAAAGAATTGACGTCAGCGGTTGTTCCGTTGTGTTTTACCTTGTTTTCTTCACCTCTTTTTAAATAGCACCAACCACCCTTATATGATTTTCTGATATAATCACCAGCATTTGAAAATCCATATTCATCCTCATTTAATTGTACACTTTGCATGTCAGGAAAAAGCGATTTCCAAGTTTCCTTGTCAAAGTTTTTCCTAAATTCATACAAGCAACATGAGCCGATTGTTAATTTACTGTGACCTTCATTAAACATAATTTCAAGTGCTTCTTTTACTACTAGTAAATCGTTTGAAATATATTCTTTTTCTTGGTCTGTAATATCACAACCTGCGTATCTGAATCCTTCATATTCCATGTCAAGTTTTTTGTGCTTGGTGTTAAATGATTTTCCAATTTTCTTGACAGAGAATGGTAACAATTTTAAACTATCTCTTATTTCAATAAAATGATTATTTACTTTAATAGTGATTGTATACCATTGACCCATATCACTTATAGTATAAGCGAATGAGTTGTTCTTCATATATTTTTTAGGTAAGAATCTAACATCGTAACAGTTATCTGTTATTTGCTGTACTGCCTGTTCAAACCCTAAATCCACCAAAAGATATGAAAGCCAAAACGTACCATCAAATTTTAGGTTGTGATAATAGATAATAACATCATTTCTTAATGAACATAAGTAATCAAAAGTCTCATTTATAGAGTGGTGTATTTTAACATCCTCTGTATACATTTCTACAACACCGCTTGCCCACACTTGTGTATCGGTTTGGTTTTTATATACAGTTGTTTCAAAGTCCCCAACTAAAATTTTTGGTGGTAATGATTTACTCATGTCATATCAAATTTTGATGAACTGAAAGCTCTATATGAAAATTGATTTTTAACCGCATCAGCTGATTCCAAAACGGATTCAGGAATTTCACTATAACTTCCGTATAAAATTATAAGAAAATCCGTTGTTGATTGCTGTACTTCGCCTGCATCACTTGACTGTGAAATAACTTCTGCGTTTGAAATAAGGTCGGCAGGTGTTCTCTCGATAGATTCAAGCCACTCTTTCAATGTTCCATTGAGTTCATTATAAGTGATAATGTCGTCTAAAGCCCTTAATGCAACATCTGCATATTCTTTGTTCATTTCGGTGGCAGGATTTTCAAGTAAATCTTTCAGGCTATCTATAATACCATTGGTGCGAGAATAATCTTCGTCAGGTTCATATTCTGTAATTGAAGTATCTTGTTGGTTATTTATTGTTTCAATAATATCTAAAGTTGTGTCGTCTATTTCTCCTGTTTCTGTGTCTATTCCTATTAGTGTTGACTCGTCCTCGACATAGATTTTACTTAAATCCTCATCAATTTTGTTATTTATTTCTTGTAAATCTATTTCGTTATCATTTCTTATTTCTTCTTTAATTTCATCAGTTAGTTTTTCTGCAAGATTTTGCGATTCACGTTTTCTTTGTGCTTCTCTTGCTTTGCGTAACGATTCAGCACGTTTCTTACGCATTGCTTCTGCGTATTCAGGGTCTTCTGCTTCACGTTTTCTTTGTGCTTCTCTTGCTTTGCGTAA